AATAATTCTAGAAAGGAAATTTGTAAAGTGATCAAAAACTGACATCTCTCCAAACAATACTAAACCATCCTTAAACTTTTCTTCATCTACAAGATTCTCATCATGCATAGAAGTCAAATCGGTGGATGGATTGTACCAATTAGTCAAAATTGCTTGGTAAGAAGGGATCCGAACATTAAAGTTTGGGTCTTCAGTTTTGGCACGTTTAACCTTACGCAGAATTATAGCAACAAGGGAATCGTAAATATCCCTATGCCCTGCGCAAAGCTCAAGATATGAAATTAACCGTGTTGCGGCATAAGTAGCCCGGCGACTAGTCACTGGAGCTTTAACTTTCCCAACAAGCTTATCACGGTTATGAAACACTACCCACTCAGGGACATCTAAGCCAAATTCTTCAAATTCAGCGATATCTTTCTCAGTAGGTCTACGGGCGAACTTAGACAAGAATTCAATCTTGCTAAGATCACCAGTTGCTTCCTCACGCAGATCAACACCCCACTTAGCCATCGTTTGTTGTATGGCTTTAAAATTCCACGACGGGGGGGCGTCCATCTGCCACGAAATCATGTTATCGTCACCATATAAAGAGAGTGAATTAAAATGTTTAAACTCTTTAGACGATAACCCAGTTATTTCACGGAAAGCTGCTAAGAAAAGAGTGCCCATGCCCATTGTATTCGTCAACGATGTTGTCGAATGACCAGTGGAAGCACCAGTTCCTTTATTAAAGACATTCCCAGAGGAAGTCAAAGCAAGCAATCCATTTTCGACTTGAAACCTATTGTGGTCGATTAACTCACAAATCCTATTGTGGTTTTTATGCTTTTCATAACCCTTTTTAAAAAGGGCAGCAATATTATCCATAACAGGTCCTGAAAGTGTCGAGTCAAAAGCACTGCAGTCAGCTGCATAATGCTTATCACGTTTTGCATGCTCTGCAAAAACTTTACCCATTGCCCAACCATTAAGCGGCATTCCTATTTTACTAGGAGTTGTCTGCCATTTAAAATTGTGAGCGGGGAAAGTATCCCAAATAGTGGCGGAAATATACTGAGTTATCGGGCTACCAATAACAGTGCGGACTTTGTCAAAACCCCATTTCTTCTCTGGGAGAGCTTCACGCTTCACAGACACGGGGTTTAAAGGGACAAGAGATGGCGCAATGCGGAAAGTTTGCCACCATAATTTCTTAAACTCAGACATTCCAATAGAATGAATGAATTCACGCCGAGACAATTTTCTTTCCCTGGCAAGGGGGCCTTTAACCTTAGCCCACGCAGCAAGGCCATACTTCTTTTGCCATTTTTGAATAATGCGATTAAAAGGTGTCAATCGTGAGTTTTCAAAAATCTCACCGAAGACATCCCACGCATCCTCAAACTGAATTGAAGTAAATTGGTATTCGGGGCGGAAGAAATAACGAGCAGTTGTATTCAACTCATTTTGAAAAGAAGCATAAGACTCAGTCCTTTTATAGACTAAGTTATTATCAGCTTCAAAGGTTTCTAAATCAGCATAAATATGGCACTGAAGCTGATGAATGCCTTGTTCAAAATCAATTTTTGTGACAAACCAATCTGCAAAATCGCCAGTGTATTTTATGTCGGGCAAAACCGACACATTTACTGGCCACCCAAGAGAAGTTAATTTCTCAAAAGTTTCTGCCAAACTCTCTTTAGAAAAATCAGTATTGAAGCTTCTAACAAATTCAGGGAGTGAAATGTCAGAAATGACTAATTGCAAAGATAACCATGTTTGGTTAAAACGAGCTTGCAAACTAGCACGCCTTTTAATCATTGATTGCGAACCTTGATTACGTTCAAGCAATAATGATAAATATTGGTACCACAAAATAATCTTCACCAAAACACAAACCATAAGTGTTTTAGTGAAAACATACACCCTCACCCAAAACCACG